GGAGAAAAAAGAGAAAAGTTCAGATTATAAACATCAGTTTTCAGACAAGTGGTACCATAACTTCAGCTATATAGTAAATTAGGTTAAGACTTTTTATATCTTATGCCAGCAAAAAGAACAATTGACCTGTTGACTTCATCATATGGTGATGAAATGTCAACTAGAAGAAAGTATGAATTTAAAAATGCTAAAGGGGAAAAGATTGTAGATTTATATTTTAAACCTTTAACTAGATACGATAGACAAAAAGCCCAAAGTGCTACTGGCACAGATGAAGCATTAATTGTTTCAACACAATTACTTTGTCAAATGGCAGAGCTTGAAGATGGTACAAAAGCTTTTAGTATTGCTGATGCACCAAACCTACAAAGGGAACTTCCAGAAAATGTATTAAATGAAATAGAACTTTTTTTATTTGATATAAAACTTGATACAGACACAGCAAAAAACGATTAAAGCGAGATAACTGGCTCAACTTCGAGTTTTTTCTCGCAACAGAATTAGGAAAGACATTAAAAGAATTAAGACAATTAATTACACAAGAAGAATTAATGTATTGGGCTGCTTATTATGAAAATAAACATGAAAATGAGAAAAGAATGCATGAAAGAGCTAAAAACAGGTAATATGTAATTAATAGATTTTTTGTTTAACTTAAGTGGCCGAAAGTATAGTTACCTTAAGAGTTAATGCTACACAGGCTACACAGGCATTACAAGGGGTTCAAACAAAAACTACAAAATTACAAGGAGCTTTTGGAGCTTTAAAAACAGCAATAGTAGGTGTAGGATTAACAGCTTTAGCCAAACAAGCAGTATCAACTTCAACAAACTTTGAAAAGTTAAATGTAAGATTAGGTCTACTTACAAAAGCAAACGGAACCTTTGCTGCCTCACAAAAAATAGCCACAGATGCACAAAAAGCTTTTGGTTTAAGTGCAACAGAGGCACTTGAGGGTATTACAGATATAACCGCAAGATTAGCTCCTTTGGGTGTTGGTGTAGAAGATATTAAGAGTACTTTCTTTGGATTTAATACAGCAGCAAAACTAGCTGGGGCATCAACCATAGAGGCATCTAACGCATTTAGGCAGTTAGCACAGGCTTTGGGTTCAGGAAGATTAGCTGGTGATGAATTTAGAAGTATATCTGAGCAAATTCCAACACTTTTACAACCTATTGCAAAGGAATTAGATGTACCTATTGGCAAATTAAAAGAATTAGCTGCTGAAGGACAACTAACAAGTGAAGTTGTTTTAAGGGCTTTGAGAACTATAGAAACAGATGGGGCAGCTTCATTAAAAGCTTTAATAGAAAATGACCCAACTCAAGTTTTTAAAGATTTATCAAATGAGGCTGAAAACCTATCAAGAGCTGTAGGTGATTTGCTAGTGCCTGCGGTTATACCAGCAGTAAAAGGTTTGACTGCTTTAACAAAGGCTGCTGTTGATTTTGTTAATTCACCAATAGGAAAGACTGCTGCACTATTTACAGGAATTGCTTTAGCGATTAAAGGTGCAACTGTTGCAATAGGTTTAATAACTGCTGCAATGGCAACTGCTGGTGGTGTTGCTGGTGTTTTAGCAATAGCAATGAATGCAATACCTTTTGTAGCTTTAATTACGGCTGCTGGTCTTTTGACCACAGCATTTTTTAAATTAAATGGTGAAAAAAAGAAATTTAATAATTTACTGAACGAAGGTCAAGAAGATGAAGTTACACAAGCATTAAGAGATCAAGCAAAAGCTGTTGGAGAATTACATAGACAACATGAGAAAGCTAAAGGAAGAGAGAAGCGAGGTTTAAAGAGAAAACTTAAAGAGGCAGAACTTGAACTTAAAATGTTAGAAGGAAGATTGCAGACAGTAAAATCTGATCAGAAAATTGAAGAGGCAGCAAATAATATTGTTGCACTTAAAAAAGAACAAAACAAACAAAATACTGAGACAGTACGTTTAACTGATATTCAAAGAAAACATCATATGGGAATTGTTGCTGAAGCAAAAAAAGAGATGGATGCAATAAATGATAAAAAAAATAAATTTAACGACTTTCTTAATAAACAAGAAAAATCAAAAGAATTATTGGAAGCAAGTATTAATGGTAATAGAGAAGAGGTAGAACTACAACACGCAATAAATGATGCCGTTGCAATACATGGCGAACAAAACAGACAAAAAATAACAGATATACTTACAGCAAATAAAGGTTTAGAAGATCAAGCAAAGAAAACAAAAGAAGTTGGCACAGCGGCAGAAAGTCTTAAAGAAAAATTTAAACAGATTGGTGAAACTGTCAGAACTGATTTAGTTAATAATCTTACAGATGCTATAACAGGGGCTAAATCTTTTGGTGATGCTATGAAAAATGTATTAAATAATCTTAAAAGACAAATTATACAACTTGCTCTCAATAGATCTATTAGTGCTATTGGTAAGGCTTTGATGCCAAGTGGTGGTGGTGGTGGTTTTTTCTCTGGTTTGTTTGGTAAAAGAGCCGCAGGCGGCCCTGTTTCTGCCGGTGGTGCTTATGTTGTAGGAGAAAGAGGCCCTGAGTTGTTACAAATGGGTTCAAAGGGTGGCAATATAATTCCAAACAACAAAATCGGCGGTGGAGATAGCGTTACAAATGTAATTACTGTTAATGTTGATGCAAATTCAAGCAACGTGACGGGTAATAATGCAGATGCAAACCAACTTGGAAATCAAATTGCAGTTGCGATACAATCAGAATTAATAAAACAAAAACGTGCTGGAGGTTTATTAGCATAATGGCAACTTTTCCAAGCATCACTCCACAATATTCGACTCAAGAAACTGTTGAACAAGATAGCTTGCGAATCAAACTGGGTGATGGTTACGAACAGCGTTTTGTTCAAGGTTTACCAGCTAATAAAAGATTAATTAGATTAAATTTAACTTTTAATGTATCTACTACAGATGCTGACACTATAGATACTTTTTTAGATGCAAGATTTGACGATCAAGCAAACTTTGATTTTACACCGCCACATCATTCATCAGCACTTAAGTTTATATGTACAAGAAGATCTAGAACGGCAGTTTTAAATAATAGAGTTGTAATGAATTTAACTTTTGAAGAAGTCGCAGAACCCTAATGGCAATACCAGTTTCTGAATTACAAAAACTGAATCCTAGTTCAAGAATAGAACTCTTTGTGTTGGAACTTGTAGAGGGTTTGCACTATGCAACAGGTAACCCATCAAGTGTACCTACAACATTTAGATTTCATGCTGGCTCTAGTATGAACTCAAATGCAGAAATAGTTTGGCAGGGTAATTCATATCAAAGAGTGCCTATTAATTTTGAAGGTGCTGAATTTACAGGAAAAGGGCAAGTTCCTAGACCTACCTTAACCATTGCAAATTTAGGTGGTATTACAAGAAGTGGTTCAGTTATAACAATGACTGATTTATTGATAGTTGTTAATTTAACAACACCTCACAATGATTTAGCAGATGCCAAGCTGACACGCATTACAACGCTTGCAAGTGAACTTGATGCAGTTAATTTTCCAAGTAGTAGCAATCCATTTGGTACGCCATCATCAAATGAATTACCTCAAGAAATATTTTTTATTGATAGAAAAACAAGTGAATCAAGAAATCTGGTTCAGTTTGAACTTGTAGGTGCATTAGATCAAGCAAATAAAAAACTACCAGCAAGACAAGTTACAAGAAATGAGTTTCCCGGTGTTGGTACTTTTATTAATAGATGACTAATTTTATTTGGAAAAAAGATGCAATTAATCACGCACAAGAATGTGATCCAGATGAATCTTGTGGTGTCATAGGTGTAAAAAATTCAAAAGAAAAATATTACCCCTGTAAAAATATTTCAAATGAATTTAAAGCTGAATCATTTGTGATAGATCCTTTAGATTGGGCTGATATTGAAGATTCAGTAGATGAAATTGTTGGTATAGTACATAGCCACCCACAAGAACAAGATACACTTGAATTTTCACAAGCTGATAAATATAGTTGTAAGGCAATAGATTTACCTTTTTATCTTGTTTCGCCAAAATCAGATAAAATAGCAGTAATAAAACCTGATGAAATAGATGCTTAAAAAAATCAAGGTTTATGGCACATTAAGAAAATTTTTAGGTCAAGCTGAGTTTGAGGTTGATCTAAATAAACCAATTGAAGCAATAAGTTTTTTAAAATGTAATTTTAAAGGTGTAGAAGAGCATATGGCAAAACAGCATTACAGAATACAATGCGGCAGTAAAGTAATAACAGAGGATTTGTTAAATTTAAATACACAAGATGATATTAAAATAATCCCTTTAGTTCATGGAAATTTCTTACCTATTTTATTAGGTGCAGGTGCATTATTTGGTTCATCAGCGATTGCTGCAACGACTTTTGGAAGTACGATTCTTGGAACACTTCTTACAAGTGCCCTAACAAGTATAGGAACAAGTATGTTGATTGATGGTGTTACAAGTATGCTTTCACCACAACAAAGTACAATGTCACCTACAAGCCAACAAGATAGTTTAGACCCATCAGCTTTGGCCTCAAATTATTCTTTTACAGGACTTACTAATATAAGTAATGCTGGTGTTCCAGTTAATTTAGTTTATGGAGAAATTGTAGTTGGTAGTGTTGTTGTTTCTAATGGAGTTGATACTGTACAGGTGGAGGGTAATAACTAATGCCTATACAAGAATTTGATCAAACTACGGTATTTAATAACCCTGATTTACCTAGTGGAGCATTATCTTCAAAACAATTTAATACAATCGTAGAATTAATAGGAGAAGGAGAGATAGAAGGATCAGCAACAGCATCTAAAGCTGGTATAACAGACAAGACCTCAACTGCTTACTTCAATGCTTTTAAAAAAGATATTTTCCTTAATGGCAACCAAGTTTTACAGGAAGCGGCAAGCAATACAGCACCTTCTGATAGTGATTTTAATTATAAGGATGTAGGTTTTGACTTCAGACTTGGAACTGCAAGTCAGACATTTATTGATGGTATTTCTAATATCGAGACTGAAAGTGTAATTGGAACGACTGTAACCACTTCAACCCCTGTAACTCATACTGTAAGTTCTAGTGATATAAATGCAGTTCGTGTTACTTTAAGATTTCCTTCAATGCAAAAATTTGAAAGCAATGGCGATATTAATGGTGTAGAAGTTAATTTATTAATTAAAACTATTGAAAATGATGGGACAACAACTACAGTAATAGATGACACTGTAAACGGTAGATCAACAAATGCTTATTTTAGAGATTATTTAATAAAATTAAAATCAACGACATCTTTTCCTGTTGCCATAAGAGTTGAAAGGGTCACAGCAGATAGTACAGACGCAACTCTAGTAAATGCCTTTCAGTTTCAACAGGCTACTAATATTATCTTCCAACAAAATGCTTATGCTAATACTGCTCATACTGCTCTAAGATTTAA